ATGAAGTATAATAAAAGTTACTCTTTTATTTATCATACGGGGTTTCCATCGGTGAAAGCTCGATCATGTACTGACAACCTCAATGGTTAATAAGCCATAACTTCGAATGGTGCCCTGCAGCCTAGGTCCGATTGTATTGGACCGGGAACTGAAGTGTTTAAGGTGGATAAATTAATATCCGTTATTACATAATTTTTATTAAATAATAAAGCTACACAAACAAACTTAATTAAAATACTGCGACATCAAGTCGCTGCATTCATTAAGAATGTTGGTAGCGCCTTTAACTGGGCTCGAGTCGTAAAAAGCTCGACAGCAATGATGTCTCCTCTATTAAATATAGGGAGCATGATTGCCGGTACTAGATCGAAATCGATGGTTTTGGGATCATTGCATTTATGCCGTTTTGCTTCAAAGAAGGTTCGTAAAGAAGGGTATAAGAGTTTATCTCTTTACCTCAAGGCAAGTACTCAGTACTTGTTTGCTGTACAAAGTGGGAAACCACAATGTAACTCAGCTCTCTACGGACCTCATGTAGCTTTAACGGGGGGAGGTGTACCGCGCTTCATTCCAGTATTCTGGAGAAGAAAGATGTCAAATCCTTGTTGAGAATTCACTTTAGTTTTGTCTTTTTGTGGTCTCTATCGGGTACTTGAAGTACCAGGCAGAATCAACATTCAGACAATAGTACAACCAGGTATAGCGATTAAGGACTCAATCCATGAGTCAGCAAAGCTATTTGGAAGTACACTTCCTAAGTGGGAGAAACGTTTATTATGAAGTCCTTCACCAATGGTCTCATCAGGTCCAGGATCATCTGAGTTGAGAAAACAACTTAATCTTAAAAAGATTAGTGTTAACTCACAAAGTGCTCTTGGAACCTATGCGGCCTCTATCCTTCGTATTCCGTCTCTTACAGCAGCAATGCTGAATTTGGCGGTTCACTTAAGATTAAAGAGTCAAATTAACAATATCTTCGATATTGGTAAGATGATATTGGCTGAATTTCCTCATATAAACAGTCTCCCTTTAGGAAAGCTGGCTACTAAGGATGAACCTAACAAAGTTAGAGTCTTCGCTATAGTAGATCCAGTTACCCAGTGGTTGTGTCAACCGCTTCATCGTCACTTATTCTCTGTTTTAAAAACGAGATTTAAGGGAGTAGATGCTACTTTTGATCAAGTCGCAGGTGTGGAGCGAGCTCGTTTAGCAATTAGTAAAACTAATAATAAAGTTTTTAGTTTTGACTTATCTGCTGCAACGGATCGACTTCCATTATCTATCCAAATCGCAATCCTTAATGGATTGAAAGATGGGTTAGGTACTGCGTGAGGTGAGGTATTAGTTTCGAGAGATTATTCTCTTCCTACTAAATACCAACACTTATTTTGGTCTAAGGAGAATCTTAACTACCCTAAAAGTGTAAGATATGCAGTTGGACAACCAATGGGGGCTCTGTCTTCATGAGCTATGTTAGCAGTAACGCACCACTTTGCTGTGGAGTATTCTGTTAAACAGGTCGTGAAAGCAGGGCTACTAAAGCTCAACAAGCCCTTTGACCAATATATGGTCTTAGGTGATGACATTATAATATGAAACGAGATAGTAGCTAACTACTACTACAAATTCATGACTCAAGAGTTAGGAGTAAAAATTAATTTATCCAAATC